GTCATGTGGGCAGAAAATCTGAGGTACTGATTGTGGCAAGGGTAGGGGGATACCGCCCGGGGGCAGGGCATCCGCGGACGAAACCTCGCGGTGTAATACCGAAAGACATTCTGAGGGATGCGCGTGTGGCAAATATGCAACCGTTAGAATTTATGCTCATGGTTATGAACGATCCAACCGCCGATGAAACCCGGCGTGACCGGATGGCAATTGCGGCGGCACCGTTCTGTCACCCCAGGATATCCGACGCTGTCAAGGGCAAGAAAGAACGGCAGGACGAAGATGCCGCGAAGGCTGGTGGAGGTGAATGGGCAGACGACTTGGCGCTTGATCAGGTTAACTGATGCTTCAGTTCCTCGACCCTCCTACCCCTAGCCCTGTCCCTGAAAACGCACCAGCGGCCTCCCTAGAGGCTCCCAGGGGCATCCTAGGGGGTGTCGAGGACTGGGATACGAGCTGCCTGGATTGGGAGGAGCGGATTCTGGACGGGCGCAGCCTGGTACCGGACCTGCCGCTGTACGAGGCCGAGGCGGCGCGGGCGCTGCGGGTGTTCAAACGGCTACGGTTGCCCGACGTGATCGGGACGCCGACGATGGGGGATGCGTGCGGGCCGTGGTTCTTCCCTATCGTGAGTGCCCTATTCGGAAGCCTGGACCCAGCGACCAACGTCCGGCACATCTCGGAAGTCTTCCAGCTTATCCCGAAAGGGAATAGCAAGTCGTCCAACGGTGGTGCGGTGATGTTGACGGCACTAATCGTCAACCGGCGACCGTCCGCTGAGTTTATGTTCGTCGCACCCACTATGGAAATTGCGGCGATTGCCTACAAGCAAGCCAAGGGGACGATCCGGCTCGACCCGGAACTGAGCAAACTGTTCCATGTGCAGGACCACATTCGGAAAATCACCCATCGGCGTTCGGATGCGACGCTGCAGATCAAGGCGGCCGACACAGATACCATCACCGGAAGCAAATGCACCGGGACGATGATCGACGAAACCCACCAGTTCGCCAAAAAGGGGAACGCGGCCGAGGTGTTCATCGAGCTGCGCGGCGCCCTGACGAAACGACCGGACGGGTTTCTGTTTCAAACCACCACGCAGAGCAAGGCGGTCCCATCGGGGGTGTTTGCCTCCGAACTCGCCATGGCTCGCTCTGTGCGGGACGGCAAATGCAGCATGCCGTTGCTCCCGGTGCTGTACGAGCTTCCCGATAGGCTGGCGCGTGACGGCGGCTGGCGGGACCGGCGGTACTGGCCGCTCGTCAATCCAAATCTCGGCCGCTCGACCAACGCCGACTTTCTCGCGCGCGAAGTTCTGAGAGCCGACGCTGACGGGCCGGCCGCGGTAGCCCTGATCGCATCGCAGCATTTTAACGTTCAAGTGGGGATGTCGCTTCGTGCCGATGGCTGGGCCGGTGCCAACTACTGGAGCCGCGGCGTCGAGGAAGGACTCAGCCTCGATGCGGTACTTGCGCGCTCGGAGGCGGTTGTGGTGGGCATCGACGGCGGCGGGCTTGACGACCTCCTCGGCATTGCAGTGGTTGGACGCGAGAAGGGCACCAAGACGCATCTCTGCTGGACCCACGCGCTGATTTCCCCGGAAGGGTTAGAGCGGCGCAAAGCTAATACCGGGTTCTACGATAAGTTTGTCGCTGACGGCGACTTAACCATTGTCGAGGAATTGCCGGATGATATTTCGGCTGTCACAGAAATCGTGGAAAAAGTTAAAAACGCGAAGAAACTCGCCGGGGTCGGTGTCGATGCCATTGGGATTGGCGGAATTGTTGACGCGCTCGCCCGGATCGAGGTCACGCAAGAAAACAAGCTCCTCGCGGGCATACGCCAAGGCATATCGCTGATGGGCGCCATCAAGACGGTGGAGCGCAAGCTCGTCGACGGCAGTTTCAAGCACGGCGGGCAATCGTTGATGGCGTGGTGCGCGGGCAATGCGCGCATTGTGCCGACGCCGACCGGAATGCGGATTGCCAGAGATGATTCAGGGTTCGGGAAGATCGATCCGTTGATGGCGCTGTTCAACGCAGTTGCGTTGATGGCGACGAACCCCATGGCACAAACGCGGCCCGAGGTTCGTCTTTTCTTCGCCTAGCGCGGCGGCTGATTGGGCGGCTGTGGCTTCGGCTGGTTCGGATTCGGATTTGGTTCGTCGGGCTTGTTCGGGTCGTTTCCCATAGTCGTTGCCTCATGTTGTCCCACCTGCGGCAGGACAACATTGAACGAGGCAACTAAGTTCCTAGAGGCATCAACATGAACCGGGCTTATTCGCTTCTCACCGTGAAAGCGGTGGACGACGACGCGCGCATCATCACCGGCATGGCGACAACGCCAACGGCAGATCGCATGCAAGACGTGGTCGAGCCGCGCGGCGCGCAGTTCAAGCTGCCGATTCCGTTTTTGTGGCAGCATGATTCCGGTCAACCGATCGGGCACGTCATAGACGCCAAGGTCGGCAAGGGTGGCATCGAGATCGTCGCCAAGATCGCCAAGGGCGTGACCGCCGAGATCGATCGCGCTTGGGCGCTGATCAAGGCCGGGCTGGTGCCAGGCCTGTCGATCGGCTTCAAGGCCATCGAACACGAGCACATCAAAGAGACCAAGGGCATTCGCTTCACCAAATGGTCCTGGCTGGAGCTGTCGGCCGTAACGATTCCGGCCAATGCCGAAGCCACTATTGCGACGATCAAATCGATCGACACTGCGCAGCGGGCCGCGTCCGGCCACAACGCTGCACCCAAAACCCTCCCGGCGCCTCGGGATATCCCCCCACGGAAGTTCACCCAGGAGGGTGTCAAGATGAAAACCTTATCCGAACAGATCAGCGCGCTTGAAGCCAAGCGCCAGGCCAGTGCGGCGCAAATGGAAATTGTGATGCAGAAGACTCTTGACGAGGACCGCACCAGCGATGCCACCGAGCAGGAGACATTCGACACGCTCGCCTCCGAGGTCGAGGCGATCGACAAAGACTTGACCCGGCTGCGCAAGCTCGAAAGCGCCAAGGCGGTGACGGCTAAAGCGGTGGCCAGGGTCGAAACCGTGCATGAGGGTAGCCTCGCGCGCGGCGGCCTGATCTATGCGGTGCCAGCGCAAAAGATTGCGCCACAGGACTACGTTTGGCGCTCGCTGGTGTGTGCGGTCAAAGCGCATTTCACCAAGCAATCGCCCTACGAAATTCTCAAGCAGGAGTATGGCGACGACGAGCCAACTCGTGCGGTGCTCAGTGTCATCACCAAGGCGGCGGCGGTGCCTGCCGATACGGTGACATCGGGTTGGGCCAGCCAACTAGTTGACACCTCGATTCAGGATTACTTCGGCGCACTGATGCCAAATTCGGTTTATCCGGCGTTGGCGGCAAAAGGCGGAAAGTTCTCGTTCGGTCGTGCGGGCATTGTCAGCATGCCATCGCGCGCAAGCACTCCAACGATTGCCGGGAGTTTCGTGGCCCAAGGCGCGCCGATTCCAGTACGCCAAGCTGCGTTCACGGCCATCACCTTCACGCCGAAGAAGATGGGCGTGATCAGCACGTTCACCCGTGAGATCGCCGAACACAGTACGCCATCGATCGACGCTCTTATTCGACAAACCATCATCGAGGACACCAGCGTATCGATCGACTCGGTGCTGCTCGATGCGGTCGCGGCAACGACCACGCGGCCCGCGGGCCTCAAGGCCGGCGTCTCGGCGACCTCGGCCACTGCGGGTGGCGGCATTGCGGCGCTGATTGGTGACATCCGGGGCCTGACCGGCGCACTGATCACTGGAACCAACGGCAATATCCGCTCGCCGGTGTGGATCATGAATCCCGCTGACGTGCTGGCGGTTTCGCTAATTCCCGCCACTGCGGGCGGCGGCGAATTCCCGTTCGGTGGGATTACCGGCGGCACGCTGCAAGGCTATCCGGTGATCGTGAGCAGCAACGTGACTGCCGATACGATGCTACTAGTCGACGCGGCAGACTTCGTTTCGGTCACCGGCGATTCGCCGAGGTTCGATGTGAGCGACCAGGCCACCTTGCACATGGAGGATACGACTCCCTTGCAGATTGCAACGGGTGCGCAAGGTTCGGGCGTGCTTGCAACACCGACGCGATCGTTGTGGCAGACCGACACGATCGGCATTCGTATGCTGCTCGACATCAACTGGGGCATGCGGCGAACAGGCGTCATTGCCTGGACGCAAACCATGACCTGGAATTGAACCAACGAGGCCGCGCGAATGCGGCCTCATCTTTCCATTTCTCAAAACAGGAGGCCATGACATGGCACAGACTCCCGCCAAAACTAAAGATCATCCCGATGTCAAAGCAATGCAGGCACAGCGTGACGAGCGCAAAAAGGCTAACGAGGAAGCGATGAAGCGCATGGAATCATCGCAGCCAACACCGACGCAGGAGGAAAACGATCTCGCCAAACTCGGAATTGCAGTAGAGGAAAAGCAGCCCGACGGCAGCGGCCCGACCGTCATCACCAAGAACGTCGTGGCGAACGAGCCCATGGGCGCGCACGGTTATGAAACCCGCTCCAGCAAGGCCAAGGAATAATGGCCTCGCGCATCCGCGGAACGCCGCGGCCGTTTGCGTCAACGTCCCCGTCCGTCACGGGGACCGCGACGCTCGGCCAGGTGCTGACCTGTAATCCAGGGGCCTGGCAGAATGGGGCAACCATCACTTATCAATGGATACGTGATGCTTCGACGGTGATAGCCGCTGCCACCTCGGCTACCTATACGCTGGTGGCGGCCGATCAAACCCACACCGTGAAATGCCGCGTCACCGGCACCAATGGTTATGACGCGGCAACGGTCGACACTGCAAGTACAGGAACAGTGGCTTGATGCGCATCCTCGGCCTGCCGATCCCGTTTACCGGCGAGAAGCAAAAGGCACTTAGCTCCTTACCATATGGGGTTGGCAGGCCGTATCAATATCCGATCATCCATGAACCATACCCCGGAGCATGGCAGCAAAACGTCTCGATCAGCACCGATTCGGCGGCGTCGTTTCACGCCGACTTTGCGTGCAAGACTTTGATCGCCAGGGATATCGGGAAATTGCGCGTTAAACTGGTTGAAAAGGATGGCGACGATATCTGGTCGGAGACGACCAATCCGGCATTCTCGCCGGTGCTGCGGCGCCCGAACGATTACCAGACCCGCAATCAGTTCTACGAGGCGTGGGTGCTGTCGAAACTGTCGCGCGGCAATACCTATGTGCTGAAAGAGCGCGACGATCGCAACGTCGTCACCGGCCTGCATGTGCTCGACCCGACTCGGGTGCAGCCATTGGTGTCGGATGACGGCGCTGTTTATTACCGGCTGTCGAGCGACAACCTGGTCGGCATTGGCGAAATCACCGTGCCTGCGCGCGAGATCATCCACGACCGCTTCAACTGTCTGTTTCATCCGCTGGTCGGAACGCCCCCGGTGTTTGCCTCCGGCCTCGCCTCGATGCTCGGACTCAATGCACAGCGTACATCCGCACTACTGTTCCAGAATGCCTCGCAGCCCGGCGGCATGCTGATCTATCCCGGCGAGATCAACGAGGTCGAGGAGCAGCGCGTCAAGGAACAATTCGAACAACGGTTCTCGCGACAGAATCTCGGTCGCGTGGCAATCCTGAGCGCGGGCGCCAAGTACGAAAAGGTAGCGATGACCAACGTCGAAGGACAGATGGTCGAGTCGCTGAAATGGTCGGCCGAGGTGGTTTGCAGCGTATACCATGTGCCGCCGTACAAGGTCGGCGTTGGCGCGTTGCCGTCCTACAACAATGTGCAAAGTCTTAACGTCGAATACTACAGTCAGAGTCTTCAGGGTCACCTAGAAGAAATAGAGGAGCTGCTCGACCACGGCCTCGGCCTCGGCGGCTGGGCCGGCGGCATGGGCACCGAGTTCGACACCGACAACCTGCTGCGCATGGATAGCGTGACGCAGGTCACCGCCATCCGGGATGCGGTCGGCGCTGGGGTCATGTCCCCGAACGAGGGCCGCGGCAAGCTCGACCTCAAGCCGGTCGACGGCGGCGAGTCGCCTTATCTTCAACAGCAAAATTATAGCCTAGCCGCACTCGCCAAGCGCGATGCGCAGGACGATCCGTTTGCGCCGGCCAAGCCACCGGCACCGCCGCCGCAACCGGCCGCGGCTGATCAGGCACCACCCGCACCGCCGGTTCCCGCCAAGGACATCGCTGCGCAATTCACGCGCGCGTTGCATGCCGTATATCGCGAGGCCGCATGATGGACGATAACGACATCACCGAACTGGCAAAAGGTATGGTCCCGTTCGTGCGCGATGCCATCGCCGAGGCTACGACAGTGCCGCCCGAACTGGCCGAGCAGATCGCGAGCGCGGTGCGGTTGCTGCATGAGTCACCGGCGATCGAGCGTGAAGCGCCACGCCCGGCCAAGGTCACCCGCATCGAGCGCGACGCTGATGGCAACTTCGTCCCAGTCTACGATGATCAACCTGTCTGAAACCGCGAGCAACGTCATGCTCGATGCGCTGTCCCAATTGATGGACGGCGGCAGCATCGAGTTGCGCTCGGACGATCGCGTGCTTGCCGTGTTGCGGCTGTCGACGCCGGTGGCAGACCCGGCGATCGACGGCGAACTTGAGTTCAATGAGATCGTCGAGGAAGACGCCGCGATGGCGCAAGGCACCGCCACCGACGCGCGCATCATCGCAGCGGACGGCAGCGAAATCTTTTCCTGCGATGTTGGCGACGAGAATTCCGACGCGGTGATCCAACTCAACACCACCAGGATTTACCGCGGCAGTCCGGTGCGGCTGAAATCATTTCGGTTGGTGATGCCGTGACGCAGCAGATCATCAACATCGGCGCGGCACCGAACGACGGCACCGGCGATCCGGCGCGGAATGCATTCGATAAATCCAATCAGAATTTCACCGAGCTTTATCAGGTTTCGCGGCCGACCGGCAATGCAATAGAATATCAGTTCAACAACACCACCACCGAGCCGCCAGCATCGGGACAGATTCGCTTCAATCAGTCGACGCAGGCATCGACCACCAAACTGTGGGCCAGCCACACGACCTCGTCAGGGGTCAACATCAAGCAGTTTCTGGCGGCCGCGACTACTGGCGCAAAACTGGTTTTGCAGGACAAGATCGACAACACCAATTACATCAAGTTCGATGTCACCGGCGCGCCGGTCGACAAAACCACCTATTGGGAATTTGCGGTTGCGGTGACGGCGTCGGGCGGCAACTTGCCCAATGCGGCCATCCTGGCGGCCGTTACCGCTGCTGCTGGCGGCGGCACCAGTGACCCCACACCGCCACAGGGCCGGATGACGCTGCAGACCGCCACGCCTGTGATGATCACGACGCAGTCGGCAAAGACCACGATTTTCTACGCGCCGTATGTCGGCAACAAAGTGCCGATCTATGACGGCACTAACATGGTGATGACGACGTTCGCGGAGTTGTCGGTTGTTACGACGGACACGACCAAGTCGCCGGCCGCCATCGGCGCAAGCAAAGTCAACGATTGGTTTGTGTGGAGCGATGCCGGAACGATCCGCGTCGGTCATGGACCGGATTGGACGAGCGACACCGCGCGATCCGCTGGCACCGCGTTGGTGATGGTCAATGGCATTTTGCTGAACAATGCCTCGATCACCAACGGGCCAGCGGCGCAGCGTGGAACCTATGTCGGCACCACGCGCAGCAACGGCTCGGCACAACTCGATTGGATATACGGCGCGGCAGCGGCCGGTGGAACGGCGGGTTTTTTCAGTGTCTGGAACGCATACAATCGCAAGCCGGTGGCGTCTACTGTTAACAACAATACCGATAGTTGGACCTACAATGTAGGGGCTTGGCGGCAAGCCAATGCCTCGCCCGGAATGCAAACCACATATGTGTGCGGATTGGTGGAGGAACCTATATCTGCACTGTATGGTATACTCATATCTCCTACTACTACCAACAATGGCTTAATCGGTATTGGTGTTAATTCGACAACAAGTTTTTCCGGTACGACCGGCGTTGTCGGCGGAATATCTATAAATCTTTTAACATTTGCCTCCTATAACGGAATGCCTGGTCTTGGGGCTAACGTGATTGCCGCAATTGAATATGCCAACATTGGCGGCGGTATTGTCACCTATTATGGTGATCTCGGAGTCGTCTGGTTTCAAACGGGATTTACGGTTAACTTCTGGGCATGAACCATGGACGCCGCAACACTACATGAAGCAATCGCCGAAGTCAGCCCGATTGCCTCATGCGCGGTAGGCAAGGCCGACGACCGCTCGACTTGGATGTGGGTGTCAGGGCCTGGGGCCACACAGCCGCAGATTGACGCCGGCAACAATGTTATTGCGACTATTCCGATAGGAACACCTACGACGCTTGCGGTCGCCGATTGGATCGGCCGCTTCACGAACGCGGAGTATCGTGCTGCAACTGCGCAGACGTGGCGGCAGACCGCCGGCAACGCCAAGAATTGGGATGTGGTCGCGTTCGCGGGTTCAATCAAGATGTCAAAAAAGAGCGTGACCACGTTACGCGACAGCCTTGTAGCCGATGGCATCGTTACCGCTCAACGTGCGAGCGAAATTTTTAGTTGAAATGTCCGTTACCGCTGACACTACGATTCGGACTGCCGACAGCACCTGCTGGACCGCCGATGGCCGCATCATCTGTATCGATGCGGAGATATTCGAGCCGCTACACGTTACACCAACTCCCGACTCGGTTACCGCAGACAGCACTCGCTACACGGCCGATAGCGTCCTCTGGACCGCCGATGGTCTTGCTCTTGGCGGTACCGTTTCCGGTGCAAGCGACAGCTTCGATGCGGCTACAATTGCCGACACGACGGTCGATAATGTCGATGCGGTTGTCGATTTCGCAGTAGCAGTCGCCGAGGTTGCGGAAGCACTCGATCAATCTGATGCGATTGCTGTTCCCGTCGGCACCATCCTGGCGGATGTGGCTGAGGCCGCGGCTGCACTCGACCTGCTCGATGCGACGGTCGAAGCGGCCACTGTCCCGATCGATGGCGGCGGTGCCTACTATCCGCCGCTGCAGCGGCCGTTCCCGATCGTCGGCCGCTGCTATGGCGTCCTGCCCGCGCTCTGGGGCGAGGCCCACGGTGTTGTCGGGGCCGTTGCTAAAGGCGCGGCGCAAGTCCTTGTCCGTGCCGCGGCTGTCGGCGCGTGCGGCCAGGCCGGCCACGCAGCGGTCACTCTCAAGGGCATGACGGTCGGGGGTAAGGGGGCCGTTGGCGCCCGCGGCGTTGGTTCGGGCGTGATCATGAAATTCAGCGGCAGCGCGAGCGGGCACCACGACGACGACGAGGCGGCCGTGATCGCATTCCTGCTGGCGGCATAAGAGGCAGCGATGATCCCTGCTCCACAATACACATTGCATGAGGCGATCGGCGTCTGTCTCGCCATGTGCCAGCGGGCGCTTTCCGAGGTGCGCGCGATTGCACTGATGCCGGGGCCAAGAGGCGAGCGCGGAGAACAAGGCAAGCAAGGGCCGCCCGGCGACCGCGGGGTCAAGGGCGAGACCGGCCGCAACGCCAGCGACCTGACATTCCTGCAGGACTACGTGACCGAACAGGTCGGCCGCGCCATCAAGACCGCGTCGGTCACCACGGCAGACGGTGGCCGCACCTTGCGCTGGGCCATTGGCGAGACCGTCCACGAAATCAAGACCGCCATTGTGCTCGACGCCGGCGTCTGGAAAGAGGGCGCGGCCTATGTCGCGGGCGACGGCGTCACCATGGGCGGATCATTCTTCATCGCGCAGGCCGACACGTCAGCCAAGCCAGGCAAGTCGGATGAATGGCGCCTCGCCGTCAAGCGCGGCAGCGACGGCCGCGACGCCAAGATCGAACGCGCGCTCGAGCCGGTCAGGTTCAAGTAATGCACTCCATCCTCGAGATCATCAGCGAAGACCCCGACAGCGCCGGCCCGGACCTGGTCAGCCTCGACGACCTCAAGCTCGCGCTTGGCATTGAGGGCACGACCGAGGATGCCACCTTGGCCGCTGCCATCACGTTTCAATCACGCATCATTGCAGAGTATTGCGAGCGCCGTTTCGGCCTGGCGCAGGCGGTCGAGACATTCACCTTCAATCGTTACGAGGACATGCTGCAACGGCAGGCGCTGACGCTGTCGCTCTATCCGGTGGTTGAGGTGACCGAGGTTCTGTCTGCCGGCACCGGGGCGACCGACTACAGTTTCGATCCGGCCAGCGGCCGGCTGTGGATGAGCACCGGCTATTGCTGGATCGACACCGTCACCGTCAGCTATTCCGGCGGCTACGACTTGCCCGAGGAAGCGCCGGCCAGGCTGCAGCGCGCGGTGATCGACGCCGTCAACGCCGGCCGCACATCCAGCTACCGCGATCCCACCATCCGTGAACTACAGCACGGCGACCGCCGGGTGAGCTACTTCACACCATCGGTGTCGTCGACAACCGGGTCATCGGATTTCCTGTCGGCGGCTGCGGCCGAACTCATCAAGCCGTACCGGCGCCTGCACGTCGCATAGGAGGCCATTATGTCACTAGCCGGGGTTCTGCTGGGACTGATCAATATCTGCATCGTGGTCGCGATCCTTATCCTCATCGGCTATGTCGCGATGTGGTTGCTCGGTCTGCTCGGGTTCCCAATCCCGGCGCCGGTGCAGAAAATCTTCATGGTGATCGTGGCGCTGATCGCGCTTTACATGATCGTGGCGCTGTTGCTCGGCATCCCATCGGTTCGCATCATCGGCGCGGCGGGGCCGCTGCTGGCATGATCGACTACAGCACGGACCTTTATGATCCGCTTTACGCCGAGTTCGGCGTGCCCGCCACGATGACCACGGCGACAGCCGAAGCAACGCTGACCGTGATCGACGAGACGCGGTCAAAGACCAACACACAAGGCGGCGTCGAGGTGAGCAGCGTCGGCCCTGGTGCCTTTGTCCGCATTCCAGAGCTGACCGAGAAGGGGATAGCGCGCAGCGATTGGATCGGTTCGACGCTGGCATTCAACGGGCGAACATGGACGGTGCGCGAGGCGCCGGTGCAGGGCAATCCCAACGGCGAGGATTTAGGCGAGGTTCTGTTCCTGTTGCAGGAGGCGGCCGTTGGTTGATGTTCGCGAGGACATCCTGGCGAGGTTGGTCGAGGTGCTTGCCACCATTCCAAACATACGCTCGGTCTATCGTAACAATGTGAATGTTGACGAAACCCAATTGCCATCCGCGGTCGTGTTGGATGGCGACGAGGAAACCAACGACGCGCAGAATCGTCCGTCGAATGTGCCGATGATCGCGCAGATGACGCCCGATGTCATCATCATCCATCAAGACCCGAATGTGGGGGCAGAGCTTGATGCGTTTCGGCGTGATCTGATCAAACTGGTGCTGGCCGATACCGAGCTAAATAACATCGTCGCCAAGTCTAGCCCGCGCGGCAACGGCGCCATCCGCTACCTCGGATGCCAGGTCGGCAACTGCGCATGGTTGCGCACCCTGCACGGGGGACTGAAAGCACAGTTTATGTTCAAGTACACGCTGCGGCCGGAACAACTCTAGAAGGAGAACAGCAATGCCCGCGTCACCGGATGTCCAGAACTATCATATTGGGAAAGGGATCGTCAGCTTCCAGGAGGCCGGCGGGTCTACCTTTACCGACCTCGGCAACTGCCCGAGTTTTGTCTACTCGCCTGCCGTTGAAAAAAAGGAGCATTTTAGCAGTCGCGAAGGCGTGAAGACAAAGGACTTTACGGCAATCACGCAGTTGGCGGCCACCGTCAAGTTCACGCTCGACGAAATCACCGCCACAAATCTTGCGTTCTTTGCGCTGGGTGATGTGGATACGACTGTTCCTGGTACTATCACCATCAACGGTCTTTCCAAGGCCGAGTTTACCGGCGACCTCAAGGTCGTGGGCACCAACGACATCGGCCAGAAGGTGGATTTCACCGCCACCGTCTCGTTCGTCCCGTCCGGTGATTTCAGCTTCATCACCGACTCGGATGATTTCTCCACCATCGAGATCGAGGCCGAAGTGCAGAAGGATGCCACCAGTGGTGCCTTCGGCGTCTGGACGATCCACGATCCGGTAACACCATAAGGAACAATCATGGCAGACCTTCTGGACATTGCGCCATCGACGGCGGCCGAAGTCGTCAAGATCAACGGCCAGCGGCTGACGGTGCGCAGCCTGGGTGCTGATGCAATTGCATCGCTTGCAGTACGATTTCCAAATGTCATTGATGTTTTGCTCGGGGGCGGCGTCGTGGACGACAAGTCCAAACTCATTCAGCAGTTTGGCGCCGCGGTTGGCCCCATCATTGCCGCAGGCTGTGGCCACCTCGCGGATGAAAAGGCGGAACACCACGCCGGCAGGGCATTCCTTCTGGAAGACCAGTTGAAGCTGGTGATTACAATTATCGGGATCACATTCCCAAATGGATTTGGCTTCTTCGAGAGCCTGACGAAACGGTTCGAAGCAATGGCGAATCGCCTCGCCGGCAAAGCGGACGAGGAAGCCAGGAAAAAATACAAAGTCCGCTGGAATCCCTCGCAATCGCCGTCGCCACCCTCATCCGCCGAGGCTTCCCGCCCGAATATGCAATGACGTTGTCGCCGCGCCAGATTGCGGCCTATCTCGAATTTAGCAACGGACTCGATCGGATCGAGCGCGCAAACAATCTGCTGATCACCTCCATCGCTACGCAGGGCGACAGCGACGATATTCGCAAAGCTCTCAAGGAATTGAATGGCTTTCAAACTCACGGTTAAGACCGATCCGTTTGGCCTGTATGAGCTTCTGCGCGACAAGCAGCGGGCGGTTGCCACGGCCTCGGTTGCAGCGTTGCGCGAGGCGGCCAACGACGCGGTCGAGGACGGCCGCAGCGATATCGCCGGTGCGGGCCGGTTCGGGCCGAGTTGGCAGCAAGGATTGAAGCGGCGGATTGTTGGTGCAAGGGAAGATGGCGAGCCGTCGCTGCAGGCCAAGGCCATCATCTTCCACAAGTTCGGGTTTGCTGGCGTGTTCGAACACGGCGCCGTTATCCAGGGCAAGCCGTTGCTGTGGATACCGACACTGGAAGGTGGCCCGGCGCCCAGCCGGTCGGGCAAAAAACTGGTGTCGGCAACCGTGCGCGGGCAACCAATGCTGTTCGATGCCAACGATAAGGACCGGCAGCGCAAGCCGCTCTACATCGGCGTGCCATCGGTTCGCATCCCGAAGAAATTCCGCATTACCGAGATCGTCAAGGAAAACGCGGCGCGGCTCGGCGAACTGTTCGTCAAATACTTCAAAGGATAACCAATCGTGGTCGACAAGATATCAGTAGAAATTGGTCTTGAGGGCGGCGAGCAAGTCAGCCAGCAGCTCGAGCAGATCGGCAAGTCTGGCGAGAAGGCATTCAGCGACATTCAGGGCGCCGCCGATCAGATCAATCTCAATTCAGCGGCGGGGCAATTCGACGACCTCGGCAATACCGGGCAGGCGGCATTCCAGAAGATTCAGACGGCCGCGTCAGGCGCGGTGGCATTCGAGCAAGTTATTCAGGGCGTCAAGAAAGTTGAGGGATCGTTCGAGGCATTGGGCACGGCCGCTACCAAGATGGCAACCCGGCTGACCAAATCGCTCGGGCTGCTCGGCGTTATGGCTCGGTCATTTGGGCCGGTCGGCATTGCAGTCGGTGTTCTCGCGGGAGCGTTCGTCAAGTTCGGAAACGATTCGGCCAATGCACTTGAAAAACTTACCACCGAGGCGGCAAAACTGGGATTGACTGCCCAGCAATTTGACAGCGTGAACAAGGCGCTCACGTCACTCGGCGTTGCTCCCGATAGCATTGCCAGCGGCTTGGAAAAACTGAGCGAGAGTTTTAATCCCACAGCTCTTACGGAGGGATTGAAATCAATCATCGCCCAGCTAGAGGTCATGCCGGACAGCGTGAACCGCACTCAACAAGCAATGCTACTTCTGGGTAATGAGCTTGGCGGTCAGGTGATCGCGGGATTGCAGACCGGCACCATCAGCGCGCAAAACTTTGCCCAGGCGCTTGCCGGTGTCACGCCGGCGACACAGCAGCAAATCGTCGAGGCGGCCAAGTATGGGCAGTCGCTCAATCAATTGAATACGGCGTGGACTACACTCAAGGCATCGTTTGCACCAATCATAACGCCGGTGTTCGACTTTTTGTCGCAGGAACTAAAGAACCTAAAAAAGGACATAGATGAACTTATTAAGCAGTGGTTGTTTGCGAAAGCGGTCTTTGAAGTATTTAAGGCTACAGTCACCGGAGGGGATGTAGGAGCTGCGGCGCGGAAGGCGGCCGAGGAATACAATAGGGCGACGCAGGCGACGCAGCAGACCGGGCAGCAGGCGGCGGCAACCACGCTGGCGCTGGCGCAAGCGGGACAAGCAGGAGAGCAGGCGGGGCAACAAATTGCAGAGGGAATGCACGAAGCCACCGCGGCCACTGCGGGACTTGCTGCTGCGGTTCAACAAATTGGCTATACGGTAGCCGGCGCCCAGCAAACGGCAGGCAACCTGAGATATTTTCAACAGGCCGCCGGAATGGCACAGGGCGGTCTGCTCGGTGGTCGCGGCACCGGCACCTCCGACAGCAATCTCGCGTGGGTATCGCGCGGGGAATACATCACACCGGCGCGAGCGGTGGCCCAGCCGGGCGTGCTCGGCTTCCTCGAGGCGCTGCGGCGCTCGGGCGGAAACTTGAGCCGCGTGCTTGACGGCATGGGCCGGTTTGCCCTCGGCGGCATGGTCCCGAGAATGCCGTCATTCGCCACGGGCGGCCTTGCCGGGGGCGGCAGCAACGTTACCATTCAGTTCCCCGGGCTGCCGGCGATCGGCGGCCTGCGCGCATCGGCCAACGTGGTCGAGCAATTGCACAAGGCGGCGGCGTTGGCGCAAGTGCGTTCCGGTGGCCGCAAGCCGAGCCGGTATAGCTGATGCCTGCCTATACCCTGCTCGCGATCGACGGCATCGACTTCTCGCAATACGCCGTGCGCGGCATCACCATGACGCTTGAACCGATCGATCAAGCGGCGGTGCTGGCGCGCGACTGCCGCGGGGCACTGGCCGATATCTCGTTGGCGCAGTTCCGGCAGTACAAAATCAGCGTTACCTGCACCGACCATGAGGCGCCGGGGCTTGCCGGTATCTGGCCTGGTGTAGACATCACCGTTACCTGCATCCCCGGCCTCGGCGGTGGCGATCCCGCGGACGTGCTGACCATCCTCGCCAAGGTTACCAAGTGGAACACCTCGCGCGACGAGTGGGCGGCCGAGATTGCCTGGCAACTTGAAGCCGAACAGCGGACGATCTGATGCCTGCAGGCCAGCCGTATTTTGCCTGGATCGATGCGACCGAGACGGTGTTCGGGTCCGAACACATGCGCTGGGACGAGCAGGTATTCTCGTTCACGCTGAAACAGGATGAGGGCGATCCGGCGAGCCTCACGGTCGTCGTTCGCCGGCCGGTCAACGATGCTGGCGAGGCGATCGGGCTGCTCGGTCCCGGCCGCAAGATATGGGCGTGGTTTGCATTCGACTGTGGTCCGGCGCTGATCAAATTCCGTGGTCGGCTCGTCGGCATCCCGACCAGCATCTTCGAGGAACTGGTCACGCTGGAATTTGTCGCGCGGCCGGTCGATGTCGTGGCGCAGAAGGAAGCCCTGGCCGAGACGCTGAAGGTGCTGCCGTATTACGACGAGGTGGTGATCGACAAGGCGCGGCGCAGTGATCCCGATGTCGTGCTCGAGGGCTACAATGCAGTTTGGCATTACGACCGCGAGAGCCATGTCATCAGTGTTTCATCCGAGACGGATGGGGAGGACGGGCAGGTCGAGTTCCTGTGCGCAAACGGGGACGTGCTCTATGACGGCCTCGGCCTCACGCTCACCAGCGGGCCGTTATCGCGCGTCGATGTCAGTGCAGAGTACACATGGACGCAGCAGGGATTTGGCACCGTCGATCTGACTAATTATCTAGTTTCAGGCTGGCCGGATTCGGTCAACGGCGAGATATCGTCCTACACCATGTCGGCCGGGGATTGGCCCAAGACCGGAGCAGGGATCGGTGATGGCTGGGTGGTTGCCTTTGGGGACGCACATGATCTTGTCGACCTGACCGTCAAGACGAAGAATTCGGGCTTTGGAACTATCGTGAAAAATGCCGATGGCAGCGGCGTTCAGACCACAATCTCGAAATCGGAAAGTTACATTGCTTCATCCACAACGCATGGGACAAACCTGATCCTGGGATGGAGAACCAACGCCGATACAAAGTGGTCCTCCACCACATCTCAAGATGGGGACGGTTTACTTTATACATCTTCGTCCAATTACACTACGTCGTGGACCGAATCATATTTTGCCCAGCAGGCATTCAAGCCGATATTGATTGCGGGTTGGAAAGCCAACCGGCAATGCACTGAGCGGGTGTCGTTTTCGTTGTTCGCCGATGTGCAATCCATCCTGACCGATCCAGAGGATGGCGAGGCGCTGCGGATCGATGATATTCGTTCGGTTAATCTGAGCGACCCCCAGGAAGGGACGCCGGTCATTGATCCACGGCGGCGATCCTACATCACGACCGCGCGCGGCAATCAGAGCCTCGAGCATCTGATCGCGCTGGCGCGTGCAAAGCTGATGTTACGGGCGCGGGTGGTCGAGATCACATTCGCGCCCAAGCTCGCGCGCATGGCGGAAGTGACGTTGCGCAAGAATGCCTTTCTGGCCGAGCCTCGGGTGGGCGAGGCGACGGGAAAAATCATTGGCTATTCGCTCGGCCTCGACGGTTCGGATGGCCACATCAATTGCGAGGTTCGCATCGGCTGCACCATTGGCCGCGGTGGTGTGGTGGCGGCAGCGGACGGGACACCGACCTATTGCACCATCGACTATGTCGGTGCTGATTATCAGCAGTTCATCAATCAGGTGGTTCTATTCCCGCTCGATACATCGGTGGGCTATTCGCCCCCGCTGGCGGCGCCGAACGATGATGGTCTTAACTTGCTGGGCGCCCTGCGGGTCGAGGACGTGATCGAGGTGCCGCTTTCCGTTGTGTTTGGGCCGTTGGAGCAGAAAGAGAACTTGGAGAATGACGCCGCGCCCTGGGGAAACGTCGGGGCGCAGGAAGCCGGCACCGATTTTGTGAAAGCAGACGAGGCACAAGCCGAGGCTGCCAAGAACATGCTGAAACAATACGAGACGAAGGCGAGGTTCAAGCTCAAGAGCATGACCCGCGAATTTTCCAGCGACTACGAGATCGAACTAACCGAGTTGAAAATCCCGACCGGCTATGATCTGGAGGCGGTATAATGGCGGGCTTCGAGGTTGTCGTCAGGCCAGCCGTCTTCCCCAATATCCGGCCGGCCCCGGCGCGCTCGCTGCCGCCCGCCGACGATCCCACGAAAGGCTTCTGCGAGATTACGGGCGGCGGCAGTTTCCCCGTTCAACTCTCGTTCAGCCAGACTGTCAGCACATCGAAATCAAAGCCGGTCGAGATGGAACGCCGCAGCGACGAAGTGCGGATTTATCAGGAGAATGATGACGGCACGGTCAACCGGGACAATTATGTGGATATGAAAGTCGCCAACCGGATCAAGATGAAACGTCAGGAAGGCGATCCGGTCCCGCCGTCTGCTGGTGATACCGGCGGTGTAGGTGGTGGGCCTCTGCCGCGGCCAAAGCGGGTCGACATTGACGAGGTGTCTTATTATCAGCGCCTCAAAGAATCCAACAATGTCGAAATACGCAAGACTGATATAATAGACAAAAGCAGCTTGCCGGGGTCGAGCGAATGACCGTCGTTTATGTCACCACCGGGGCATGGGGTGCCGGTACTGGCACGCCGAATAGTGCGGCCCAGGTCGACGGCAACTTCTATGATGTCGATCAGCGCATTGTAACCCTCAATGCCGACCTGGCCGAGGGCAAGCGTATTGACACCGTTACCTATGCTTCGAACAGCATGACGTTTCACTATACCGACAGCACGAGCCAAGTCATTCCGCTGCCGGTTGCCACGCTCCAATATGTGGGGAACTGGACGAACGACACGCCGTACATGCGCGGCCACATGATCACCGCGGACAACGGCTTCTATCAGGTGCTCGAGGGTCATACGACGCCAGCGGCCCCGGCGCCGTTCAATCCGAATGCTACGACCGGAGCACCCGATAACCTTCCGCTCTATGGACTCTTTTTGCCGCTGAACGATGTCAATTACGACGCCGCGATCTTCGTGCCCGGCAGCGTCCAGCGTGCGGCGGGCGAGCTGCTGTTCCAGGGCATTGCCAACCGGAGCATGTGGCTAGGCGCTGGCGACGAGGGTGCCTATGCCCGTCTTGATGTTGCCAATCCGGTTGGGGCAGCCAGCATCGTGCTGTCGATCCAGAAGAACGGCACCCAGATCGGCACCATCACGATTGCGGCCAATGCGCAGGTAGGGACGTTTAATATTCCGGCGGCGACCGACTTTGTCGAGGGCGACCGCTATGCGTTGCGGGTCACGACATCCACCAACGCCACGCCGGCCGGGCTGTCGGTAACATTGCCGTTCGTGCGCACGGATATCTGATGGCGGCCGTTCCGCTCGATTTCCTCAAGCAAATTACTAATGTGCATTGGGGCGGCGGCGGCGGCGTGTTCATTGCGGGTAACAACGACAGCAACATCTACTATCTGAAACTGGACGCGGTCGCCGATCCCGACAATCCGCCAGCCTGGGAAAGTCTCGGCACGCTCGATTTTACCAAGGATGAAGGGGCATATTTTACCGGATACGTCCAGGGCAGCACCTTTGCAATGGTTGGTGCAGTAGAGGACAAGAATCCGGTGTTTATCCTGGTCGGCGGCGGCGGGCCGCGCAGGGCGATCGGGATCATCATGGCGTCCAGGGACGGGAAAGAATGGTCGCGCGTGTTCAGCTACGGGCAGGACAGCGACACCTACAGAGGTGTCAATATCTTCGGTGTAGTCTGGGACGAGGAAGCCCAGATGTTCTACGCCGGTGGGCATCAGTTCGATAGTTTTTTTGATAGTACGATACTATATGCGTGGCAGACTGAGATCGATTTACTATTTGCCTCGGCCGATGGGTTTACCTGGAGCGAGATCGGTCGCAATGAAAGGAAGGTCGAGGCCCATGGTGCGGACCCATTTCCGCCCTGGCCGGACTATCCATCCGGGTTGCTGGCGGTGCATTGCAGCAAGAGGGTCCTCGATAGCAATGGCAATGGCGTCCCCGGTGGAAACTACGGGTATGACAAGGATAAGGAATTGTTGATCGCGCCGAATAAGCCCGTTGTTATAAGTTACGATGTGGGCTTCCTTCAAATACCCACCACGGGCTCCGATGTTACCGTGACGTTTTCCGGCGAGGGCGATCCTCCGTCCTACCCTTCCAATCCCGGCCTGCCAGCAATTTGCGTCGCCACGGCCGGCGGCAAATGGGTAGTCGCGGGTGGAGATGACGGCGATTCCCAGGCTGCAATCGCAGTTGCTTCCGACGAAGCATATATTTGGCAGAGCCTCAACCCAGAGGGAACCAGCAAGATCATCACCCTGACCGCCGGGGACCTGGATAATGCTGGTCTGTAATGTCAGCCTGCGGCCACCGCGGTCGGCAATCGCGGCCGACATTGCGGAGATCACTGTCGCGGTTGACGCACTCGCAACCGGCAATGTTGTCTTTGCCACGCTGGTCGATGACCCGGCCTCGGTGGGTGACATCGTCGACGCCTATCTCGGCGAGATCATGCTCGAGGCCGCGAGCGCCAATGCTGCCGTCGATGGTGCAATTTCCTATAGCTATGGCGTTGGAATTGATGAAGCGATGACCGCTCTCGATGTCTTAGACGGCTCCATTGGGATGCTGGCAACTACAACGCTCGACGGTACACCATCAGCGGGTATCGTCATGTCGAATGGCAATCTGACGGCAGTACATGGCACCAGCAACAATAATGTTGGGGTCGACAGCACGGCTTATCTCAGTGCTGGGAAGTTTTATTTTGAATGTAAAGCAGAGGTGAACATTCAAGATAACCAATCATTCGGAGTTAAATTACTGGGGAAGGCTTATTTCGAAATTCAAGCCGGTGCATATGGCGCACATCTTTTTATTGGTTCCGGTACAAATGTTTACTCTGACGGCGTCAATCGCAGCATAAGTTTCGGTGCAGCGACCGTGGGGGATATCTACAGCATGGCGGTTGATCTTACCGCCCGGCTTGCTTGGTTCCGTAAAAATGGCGGCAACTGGAATAACAGCGGGACGGCTAATCCAGCCACCGGGGCTGGCGGGGTGGTGCTGGCAACGGCGGCTGGTCAATATGCTCCATATGTGAGGTTCACCAGCTCGCTGAGTTCTGATCATCGCTACACTGTAAACTTTGGCCAGACCTCCTACGCTTATGCCGCACCGTCAGGGTTTACTAATTGGGGCTGATCTTTCAACAGGAGAAAATCCATGACGGAAGAACGCGCACCCGCGCGCGAATGCGCCGACGCATCCATTGTCCGCGGCAACGGCATCAGCGAAGGTGCCGAGGCGCATGGCCGCTACGAGGTCGAATGCATCGGTGTCGACGGCAAACTGAAATGGCGCGATGTCATCGAGAACGTGGTGGCGACGGTCGGAAAAAACCTGGCGCTGGATACGTTCCTCGGAGGTGCCGCCTATACCGTGACCGGGCCGTTCATGGGCCTGATCTCGTCGACCTCCTATTCGGCGGTTGCTGCCGGCGACACCATGGCCTCACATGCTGGATGGCTTGAGGCCGGCGGTGCCAATGCGCCGACCTATTCGGGCAACCGCAAGACCGCGGTGTGGGCCGCAGCTGCGTCGGGATCAAAGGCACTGTCGGCGGCGCTGTCGTTCGCCGTCACCAGCACCGGCACCGTCAAGGGTGCGTTCCTCTGCTACGGCAGCGGCGCGCTCAACACCAAGGACAACACCGCCGGGACGCTGTGGTCGGCCGGCACGTTCAGCACCGGCGATAAGGCCGTGGTTAACGGGGACACATTGAATGTTAACTTTTCGACAAGTTTGTGAGAGTATCCAACTTATGCTATTCTCCCTCGATCATGTCAAGGGAGGAAGCAGAGATGCCCGGCAGAACACATGGAATGAGTGGTTCCAAACAATTCAAGGTTTGGCTCACCATGCTCAATCGATGCCACAACCCCAGCGCGGTTGGTTATTCCAATTACGGGGCCAGAGGGATCAAGGTCCATCCACGATGGCATGCTTTTGAGGACTTCTATGCGGATATGGGGCCATGTCCGCCCGGTTACACGATCGGTCGTATAGACAACGACGGGCCATACTCGCCACGGAATTGCCGATGGGAGACACGTCAAGAGCAAGCACAGAACAAAAGAAACAGTCGGCTTCTAACATACGGTGGCCGGACGCAAACGATGGCGGCTTGGGCGCATGAACTAGGCATGAATCCTTCGGCGCTTTTGTATCGAATACGCGCGGGATGGACTGTGCAGGAAGTGATAGCCACACCCAAGCCCGCGCGCCCGAACGCAAAGCTGAACATGCGGAAAGCGCGAGCGATCCGCGCTCTATATCCGGGCCTGAGCATGGACAAGATCGCGGCAAAATATGGTGTGAGTAAAAAAACTATCGTGAACATCGTTCACGGTAGGATTTACCATGACACCTAAGCACTACGAGGCGCTGCCGTGGATCATCATCCTGATCGTGGCCCTGTTGGTCCTGGCGTTCCTGTCCTGGCTCGGTTGGGACAACTGGTCTGACCTGCGCGAGGTGACATGATGGCCGAGGCGCCCGAGTGGTTGCTGGTGATGAGGGCGATGAATGGCCTCACGGAAACGCCGGGCAGTGCAGACAATCCTAAAATCCTCGCCATGCGCGACGAGATCGCCAAGACCTATCCCGACATGGCGAGCTATGCTGCGCTGTATACTCACGACAGCGTGCCGTGGTGCGGGTTGGCGGTGGCCTATTGCATGACCATGGCGGCGATCCGCCCCGTATTCGGCAAGACTGACACCGATAAGTGGATGTGGGCGCGGGCTTGGAACGATGATGCCTGGGGCTACGAGCTGGCGACGCCGCGGCCCGGCTGCGTCGTGGTGATGGAGCGCGAGGGCGGCGGCCACGTCACCCTATACGAGCGCACCGAGGGCAGCTCGTACGTCTGTCGCGGCGGCAATCAGTCCGACGCCATCAACGCGCAGAGCTATGCCATCAGCAAGGTGGTCGCGCTGATGTGGCCGCGGGAGGATGGCGTACCACCGGAAGCGCCGCGGCGCGAAATCGAGGAAGGCGCCAGTGGTCCTGATGTCGAATACCTGCAGGCCACGCTCGGCATCCCGCCCGATGGTGAATTCGGTGCGGTCACAACCGCCGGCGTCAAGGGCTTCCAGACCGCGACGGGTCTCGATGTCGACGGTGTTGTCGGCCCGATGACCTGGGAGAAGATCGACGAGTGCGCGCGCCGGATGGAAACCGGCAACGACGGCATCTCCAACGAGCGTCAGGAGCAGATTGCCGAGATGGTGGTCGAGCATCCGATCCAGCACCATGTCTGGGAAGACCGGGGCCGTTCACCGTCCGGCTACGTCGCGGGCATGGCGCAGGTGTTTGCGCTGGCGCTGTCCTGGCTGGCGGCTGGCGATCCGATCGCGATCGAGATGGCGCAGGCCGAAAGCGGCGACGGCGATGCCGACGTGCTGTCGTGGTACAAGGCGGAATTCGCTGCGCTCGGCATGGATAACTCGCGCGGTGGTCCGGTGACACTGCGGCACCTGTTCGCGCTGATGATCGGCCTCGGCATGCGCGAGTCGAGCGGCAAGTATTACGAGGGCCGCGATGTGAGTGCGACCAACACCAGTGCTGACACCTGCGAAGCCGGCCTGTTCCAGATGTCGTGGAACATGAAGACCGCCAGCCCGAGCATGGGCAAGTTGCTCGAATACTTCTGGGGTGATCCCAACGGCTTCCTGCCGACGTTCGCGGTTGGCCTGACGCCGACCTCGGCCGGGCTGATGAACTACGGCAGCGGCCAGGGAGCGGCGTTTCAGTTCCTCGCCAAGTACAGCCCGTCGTTCTGCACCCTGTCGGCGGCGATCGGCCTGCGCAAGCGGCGCAAGCACTGGGGGCCGGTCAACCGCAAAGAGGTTGAGCTGATCGAGGAAGCCGACGACGTGCTCAAGCAGGTGCAAGCGATGATGGAGCATGCACCCGAGCCCGAGGAACCCGAGCCGCTGCCGATCGAGCCCGAGCCCGGCGAGCCGGCCACCGTGCAGATCGAGACGCTTGGCAACGTCAATGTGTTTGTCAACGGCGAGTTGGTGTGATGGGCGCCACCGAAGAGGCGGGCAAGGCGGTTGGTGGTGTTGTTTCGGCCTTGGGTGGTCAGCCCGTGCTGCTGGTGCAGGCGCTGATCATCGGAGGAATTGTATTTCTGCTTTACGCGCAAGGTACCCGTGGCTATACCGAGCGCCAGGAATTGCTGACTGCGGTGTTCGACTCGCAGAAGAACGTGCGCGAAATCCTCTCGCAATGCATCGTGCCGCCGGATGAACGCAACAAGCGCACGAACTATACGCCACTCTCGATTCCAGCGATCAAGAATGCCTTGGGCAAGGAATGAGCGCCGCTGACGACACCCGCGAGGTGATCCTGGCGGGCTTGCGCCACGCTCTACAGATGCGCGTCGCCACGGTCTGGAACAACGTCACGCTGGGCGGCGAACAGGCGCCGGGACCGCGGTTCAAGGAGGGCATCACCAAGGCTGTCATCTTCTACCAGCAGGCGGTCGCGGCGGTTGAGAAGATGAAGATTTAACTCCCGCGGAAGCCCTGATCCGCAGCCCCGGTGACCTCCTCGCCGGGGTTTTTCTTTATGGCTTCCAGGGCGCGGATACGTTCATAAAAGCCGGGTGTGTCGTACAGCAGCGCCATGCAGCGTTCGTTGAGTTCGCACAGCAGCGCGCGGCAGTCCTTGCGGCAGTCCTCGCGTACTTGGGCTTCGGCCTGCTCGTGGGTCATCGCAGCGGTGCCTGACAGCCGGTCAGGACGACCGCCAGCAGCGTGCCGCACGCCACCATGAACAGCACCCAGCCGAGTGCAGGCGCCCAGCGCGGGATCATGGCTGCGGCTCCTTCGAGAAGTCGAAGGGCTTGGCCCACATATCGGACCAGGTTGCATCCCGCGTTGCAAACAACGGCCCATCATCGCGCGGCAGGTTCTTGGCCTTGATGCTTTCGCGCATCCGCTCGTCCGGCCCTGCCAGCACCAGCGCCATGCGCCTGCGAATATCGGCCTGATATTCCGGCTCGGCCTCGATCAGCACCGCGCGCATGCCCTCGCGCCATGCGGCCTCGCCGGTTGTTCCGGTGCCGGCAAACGGATCGAGCACCGTGCCGCCCTTGGGCGTCACCAGCCGGACCAGCCATTGCATCAGGTCGAGCGGCTTGACCGTGGGATGACGTGAGCCTAAGCGGTCGTCGGCGTCGGCCTTGGCGGTGTAGAAAAACCGTGCGGCCGAGCCGGAGTCATCGCCTATTCGAAAGCCGTTTCCGCCGTGTTTGTAAGCAACACCATTCGGATTGCCTCCCTCGAACTTTGGTCCACAACTGGCACCGGCACTATGCACATCAGGAAACGCCGCCGTGACCTCGTCGCTGCCGTCGTGCGCGACGTTGGCAGGCCAGCGGCCGACGCTGTTATCAGGCTTGGGATCGCGGGCATAGTTAGGCCCGCTCATGCAAGTATTCTTGCCAGCCTTAGAACCCGATTGCGACCAGCCGCTTTCGAATGCACCTGGCACCCTGCACCCATCCACATTGATCGCGCCGGTGCCCCAGCGCAGCACGTTCGCCGCCACCGTGCCCTCGCTCAACGGCTTGCGCGCCAATACGATCAATTCGCACGCCGGTTTCAGCGCGGTGCCCCAGCCTTTGCCGATGTTGCGCGATTTGGGAAAGCCCGAGCCGTACAGCCACGAGATGGTGTCGCGTATCTCAAAGCCAGCATCCTCGATCGCGCAGGCCATGCGGTGATAGGTGCGCGTCCCACCGCATGCGACCAGATGCGCGCCCGGTTTCAGCACGCGATAGACCGCGCGCCATGTGTCGGGATCGAAGGCCACGGCGCCACCATCCCAGGTCTTGCCCATGAAGCCGCGGGACATATACGCAGAATTGGACGTTGCGGCGTATTGCTCGCGGTCGGCGCTGGCATTGGCAAACCGCTTGACGATCGAGGTTAGGTGATACGGCGGATCGGTCACCACCGCGTCGATGCTGTCGGGCGCCAGCGTGGTCAGCACCGACCGGCAGTCGCCGCAGTACAGCGTGGCGTTGCCGATGGTCACCGGATCGGTCATGGCTGCGACCGTTCGAACATGGACGGGAACATGGACAAGACCGCCACGAGCGGCGATACCTCAACGATATCAAAGGTCCGTGGCTGAAACTCAGATGGGCACGGTTGCGTTTCAGAGCGTTTCATTGTGTCCCACAGTTTCCATTTTTTTCAAATGGTTTCAAGGCTGTACAATTTTTAGACGGTCCCGAATGGTTTCGTTTTGTTCCGCCGCATCCGGCGCAGAAACATGGACGGGAACATGGACAGGCGGCGCCGGGTGATCTTCGCGCATCACGAAGGACCGGCCACACAAGCGGGTCACCTTGATTTTCCCCTCGTCAATCCAGCGATACAGGGTCGTGCGGCTGATCCCCAGCGCGGCTCGAACCTCTGAGAGCCTATAGGCGGTTCGCTCGGTCATGCTCCGGTTCCCGAAACTCTTCCGCATTGTTGTGCGCCAGCCGCAGCGCGGCGGCGGCGAGGGTGTCGTTGCGCTGCTCTAGCTTGGCAACCCGCTTCTGCAGCGCGCGCAGCTCGACCAGCAGGAACGTGATGCATCCATCCTGATTGGCGAGGCGATCGTGGATTTCCCGATGGGCCGCACGATAGGCCGGCTCGCGGGCTGGCTCGTCTGGGCTCCAAGGTCGCATTGGTGTCCATCCCCTTGAAGGGAGCAAGGCGCGTACGCCTTGCTCGTTATTGCTGGGGGTTTTCCTTACGAGCTACGCCGGCAGGGTGCCACCGTTGCGACGGCGCCGCCAGAAGTTCAGACCAAACAGGCCAGCCGCAGCTAACCCAACAGGACCGGCACCCACGATGGGGCCGGGAACCGCGGCCACGCTTGCCACGATGAAGAAGCTATCGGGGCCATCGTTCGTGTTGGTCATACGCATGAAGAACGCATACTGGTCGGTGGCAGTAAGGTTAGAGGCGTTCAGTCCGGTCAACTGGAAGTCTGGAAATCCAGTCCCGTTAGACGGAGCCAGAAGGTCGATGCCATCGTTGATATTTGGCAAGAACGCATACACCACCGTCTTCGTGGTCAGATCGAGCAAGAAGAACGATTCAAGCGTTTGCGGCTTGTTGGTGTCGTTCACGTCGATGCCAATCGAGAACCCGCCGTTCACACCACCCAGAGCAGCGACAACGGCTTGCAACTGCGCACCGCTGTAGTTCACTGCTGAGATGGTGTCTGAACCAAGGATCGTGTCGCGGAGAATGCCAGATGAGAAGTAAGTCTCAGAGGTCTGGTTGCCTTGGTTGCCGTAGTCCGTATAGCCAAACCCAAGCGCCGTGTTGGTTTGGTTAGGCTGGTTCGCCCCGCAGATGATGCAGGGGTTGTTCTGCGGCTGGTTGCCGGGGGGCTGGGCGGTGCTGAAGTCCAAGAGGGTGGCACCGGAAGTGTCCCAGTTCAATCCGCCGAGAGTACGGATGTCAGCCTGTGCTGGCAATGTTGCGAACGCCGTTCCCGCCAGCAGGACGGCAGCTAGGGCTAGTCTCTTCATTTCAGTTCCTCTCTGTAGGTTCATCCACGCGCGGTAGCGTAATAGGTTTATCAAGTATTACCATTATTAATTTTTGGACACGATAACTATAACATCCAAACTGCGATCATAACCACCATAATGTACATCAGGCCGCCTGCCAGGGCGGTTTTCCAATCATAGAAATAACCGTAATAGGTTACGCTCAAAATACCAAAAGCCCACAATGCTATGTCAATGCGCCTAATCCTGATGTCGGTGTTAAGCCAATCGGAAACCGCCTCCCATCGGTGGGCTAGTTTCATTCGGCGGCTTGTTCTTTGGGCCGTAGATGTTGGGGCAGCGGCCCCTGCTTTACGATGCGCGGCATGGGATCGTTTTGGACGGCCTGACGTTCGGCCGGCACAAACTTGCGCCGCTCGTCGACGAAAACCGCGCGGACCTTCTCGACCATGTTGAGCTGATGATCGAGCCATTGCACATGGTCGTGTATTTCTTGCGATTGGACATAGCGCAGATCGTCGCCACGGATGCGCGCGTTCTCGGCCATCCTCTGCAATCCCACCACCAAGTCTGCAAGTCTGTCAGCCATTGGCTCAAATCTCCTGTTCCAGTTCTGCGTCGGCCTCGGCCATCACTCGGTGTAACTCCTTGGAGTTTTTGCTGATGATGGCCCGCTCGGCAACGGTGCGTTTTCTGTAGAAGCCATTGAACACATCTGTGCCGCGCTTGGCGGCCTCCATCGCCAACTGATCGAGAAGAAGCGCCGCCCCGACTTCGCGCGGCGAACTTGCGGACTTCGGGGCGGCATCCGCCGTACTCGGGGCCAATGTCAGGGGTGCCTGTTCATCGGCTACGGCAGATTCGGTGATCTCTCCTGTTTGCAGATCGTATTTCCGAGGCGGCTTCTTCGGTTCGTCAAACTCTTCCTCGCTGTAGACACCGAGCATCAGCTCAGGCGTATGCCGGCGTGCCCAGACGCGAGTGCCGTGATACATCAACTGCTGATCTGGTTGCGTCTGCCATACCTTGTTGCTGGTCTTGGCATCGGCGAGCCTGACATCAACAGTCCTAGGGCTGGCCTCGCCTTGCAGATGCCCGGTCACGGTGATGGTGCGATTGTCACCCTCGCCCTCGTATGAAAACGAAAGCCGGTTGGTGAGATTGCCGCGCGCGTTCACAACGGCCGCAACTAACTTGCCGCTGTGCATCAGTTTGCCCTGAATGACGCTGCACTCCTGTGCCACGGCGAACGGGTCCATGTCCCATCGGATCGCTTGCTGGATGACCATGAGGCAATCAGCGGGTGACTTTTGCAGTGCCGATGGAACCAGCTTTGCCGTTGCCATCATCTCGGCAAGGCGCATGGCCTCGGCCATATTGGTCGGCACTAGGCCGATGGATATTCTTGCCGGCACGTTCATCTTGTCACATCCTCGCGTCTGATATCCCACTCGGCGTCGTCGATCGCGAGCCGTTGTTCCTTGCGTTCGAGCGCACGCATTCGGCGATCGAGCAACCGATTCCAGTATCGTTGATTGGTGGCCGGCGGCCTCAACCATTCCGCCATCAGCTCGCGCCATAGCTGGTCAGCCTCGTCCCATTGCATATGGCGCGTGGCGTCGGCCCATCGGCTCATGATTTCGCGGCGGTTCACGGCCATTGGCGAACCTCTCCCTCGTAAATCCTGCTGCGCCACCGCGGGCAGATCGAGGCGTGTCGTCTGCGGCTTCGTCCGGTTCCCTCCCGAGCTATCACACCGAATTTGAGCGCCTTGATGTAGACGCTCCCCCAAGCGCGGTCAGTTGGTGGTTGTGCCAATGCCTCTTCCTTAGAAGCGTCACTCACGTCTTCTGAAATGAAGAGCTGATGATGCTTCGCAAAAGAAACCAAGAACTCGAAGGCCATCTCCCGCCAAGCTGGCGTGGTCCTGTCGGCATGATCAATCGCTTGCCCCATCCCAAGGTCGCGCAACTTCCGAGCATGCTTCAACCTTTCTGGCGGCTCGTAGCCGAACAGGTCTTTCATCGTGTTCACGGCCATTGCTTGTCGTCTTGGCTATATTCGTGTAATTCAATCAAATCAGCGGCGACCGTAGAGACGGATCGTTCGTGAACGGCCGCAATCAACTTGATCACGGTCCATCCACTAACTCTGCTGATATTGGTCGGAGGCCAGCCTCCCGCTCCGGCGCGTTCACGCCAAACCCAAAGCAACGATCGCCTATACAAATCCTCGCGGATGTCCGTCGCCGTCTTTGGGGCAGACAGTCCTGGCATGAGGGTGACGCTCATCAGCGCGAATACGAGCGGAACGTGTAAACGCTCGTACCGTAACTGGACGTGATCACCGTCCGGCTTTGGTAGGTCGGCTCCTTGATCTCGCGAAACGGCACGCCGCCAACCACGGCCCACGCGGGCGGGGATGCCACGACAGGCCGCGGGGGAATGCAGTTGCTGGTGCAAGGTCGTTCGACCTTGGCCCAGGTTCCGGCAATCGACGGGGTGGCAATGGCGGTTGCAATCGCAGCGGTGGCAATCAGTTTCAACAAGGCGGACATCGGTAGGACACTCCCTCGCTGCAAATCAGCGGCGGGGAGGAATGTAACCGAAGCGGCCACGAAATCAATAGGGCACAATAAAAAAAGTGCCCACAACGGTTACAAAGTTAAAACGGCAATCCGCCCATGCGGTTACGAGTTCCGAATCGGGGAGGGGTCAGCCCTTGTTGACCAAGCGCCGGACGATATCGGCCGCCATGGCCTGAACGTCGGGGGACGAGTCGGCCACCATGCCGTCGAGGGAGGGGTGGCCAGGAGGCCGCCAGAGGTCTTGCGGCGCGATGTTCAGGGCCTTGGCATAGGCGACTTGCTTCTCGGGGTTCAGGCGCGTGAACGCCTCGCGCTCGAGCCGGTAGACGCTTTCCCGCTCGATCCCCAGCTTGCGGGCCATGTCCTCGGCGGACATGCCTTTGGCCTCCCGATGCTCTTTCAGGAAGAGATGACGAACACGATATTTGTGCGCGCCTGTATCCATGGCGGCAACATATCGTATATGGGTACCGCCCGGTTATGACCAAGTCGGTTCCCGTCTCCTATTGCAACCTGTGACCGTTGGGGTTACGGTTAGCACCGAAATGACCCTGCCGCCACTGAAAGCATTCCGAAAAAAACAGAAGCTGTCACAGCAACAGCTCGCGAGCTTGTTGGACGTGGATCGGGTGACCGTTGCCCGTTGGGAGACGGGTATCCGCAAGATCGGCGCCGAGAAGCTGTCCGACATTTCGGCCAAGACTGGGATTCCAAGGACCAAACTGCGGCCGGACCTCGCTGCTCTCATGCGAGACGCCGCCGAATAACCACCAGCCGAAGGGGATCGGCGTGACTGCGACCGGAACCCGGTACGACTCGCCCATTGTCACTGATCGCAATGCAATCAATGCCGGCCTGGCCACCATGGTCCCGCGTGCGGACTTCGATCGGTTTGCGGCGATCGCCAAGGCTCGCGGCATCACCAAGGGCGCACTGCTGCGCGAGGTCGTGCATGCGTTTGTGACACCGCAGGTTTCACGGGAAACCTACGACGCCAACGACGATTTCGGCAAGTCAATCGAGGAAGCCTATCGCGTCATCCGCGAGCGCAAGGCCAACGGCGGCAAGGGGTGGGAGCCGCCATGACCTACCAGTCCAAGGTCTTCGTCCTGACGCTGGAGGCCCGGCCCGGCAGCGATCCGATCCGCGCGATCCGCTGGCTGCTCAAGATCGCGCTCCGACGCTTCCAGCTCCGCTGCATCGATATGCATGAGGTGCAACATTGAAATATCCGTGGATGCCATTGTTTAATGGCGATCTTCTTGCAGACACCATGCACTTATCGGCACAAGAATTTGGCGCCTATATGCTGCTGATTATCCACGCTTGGAAGAATGACGGCCGTGTGCCTCGTGATCGCGTCGCTCAGATTGCTCGGGTGCGTCATGATCAGTGGCCAAAAGTCTTCAAACAACTGGAACCATACTTCCAATGGGACACCGACTCGGTGTCACACCGAGTCTACGGTACATCGTCGCGTGTCGTGGATGAGTTACACCACGCAACCGAAATCTCCAATAAACGCAAAGATGCTGCTCTGCAAATGCACAACAAACGGCGTGCAAATGCAGATGCAAATGCAGTGCAAGAGCACACACAACCACAATCACAATCACTTAGAGATACTTCTAATGGTAAGGGAAGCGAAGCACCTGAAGGCAGAGTGGTGGTGCCTCCGGTCAGCAACTACCGCGATCCAGGCGTCGACTACCGCAGCCCGCCGAAGAAGAAATCCAACAATCCGCTGCAACCGCTTCCCGACAAGTTCAAGGCTTGAAATTAAGCGAAATGACCTCTTGCTCGGCGGCAGTCAATTGGACGCCACGGGCTCGAGCCATCCGCTTGACCTTGGTGCGCCACTTCCACGGGATCTGGTCGCGACGGGACCAGGCCGTCACGGCATCGCCGGTGATGAACGAGCCACACCACAGCGCCACAGCTTGTGGGCCGCCGAGCTTGTGAACCAGATCACCCACCGTCGTCATATCACTTGACCTCCTGTCCTACAAAGTGTAGGACGGTCGGGCTGGTCTTGCCACATCATTCCGATGGTTGGCGCAGTCGAACCGCCCGAAGGAGGGCTTCTCAAATGGCATTTACTGCCAAGTTCCAACTTGACCTCCATACTGCAAGCACTCGTGCATTCAGCCAGTTGCTGGATGACTTCGAAGCATGGCGAGCAGAGCAACAGCCGCGCGACCTCGACCTTACCAACGGCTGGAAGACCGTCACGCAGGAAACCGCAGAAGCAATGCTCCTGCGCAATCCCGTTGGCGCCAATCGTCGGCCGGCCTTGCCGACCGTCAAGTACTATGCTCGCCAGATGGTTAACAACGAATGGAAGAAAACTGGCCAGCCGATCATCTTCACGGATGACGGTGTTTTGCGTGATGCCGGTCATCGGTTGTGGGCAGCGTATCTATCCGGTGCGTCGTTTCCGACTTACCTCGTCGGCGATGTCCCGAACGATCCGACCTTGTTCGCCTACATCGATAACGCCAAAGCCCGTACGCAATCGGACGCCTTGGCAACGGCCGGACTCAACGGCCTCGCAAAGCGGGTCGCAACGATCGTCAGCATTGCGATGCACTACGAGCACAACTGCTACAAACCGGACACCAAGAAGCCGATCGACAAGGTCACGCCCATCGAAGTCATTCGTTACGTCACAGAACATCCTAATCTGCGACTCGGCGCGCGACTGATGGCGGGCGAGTACAAGGCGGCGGCAACCGTGGTCGGCCACAACGACGTGGCCTCGTTCACGGCCTACCAGATCCTCGAACTCTATGGCGAGGAGGAACTGGAAATGTTCATGACAGAGCTCGGCGATATCACCAGCGAACCACAGGAGGGTTCTCCTGTTGCTGCGTTGCAGAAGGTGTTGGCCGATGATGAAACCAGCCGGGAGCCGATGAAGAAGCATCAGGTTCTCGGACACGTTATCAAGGCGTTTAACGCTTGGTATCTAGAGGAGTCGGTGAAGAAGATCACCCTCAAGGTCAACGAGCCGTTTCCTCACTTCGTAGCACCACGGCCGATGCAACAGGCCGCCGAGTAAACTTCTAGGGGCACTGCAGTGCCCCCTTTTTCTTTCTGGGAGCCAGTTATGACTGGGTTCAATAAGCCAACACTCGTTGCCGTGCCGGAAGGTGGCAATGCGCTGGACGTACTAGCCGAGCGTTACCGTGCTGCGTTTGCGAAGATGGAAGGCGGCCGCGAGCAATGGATCGAAGGCACGCTTGAGCTCGCACTGGTGGTGCGCCATGCACGCATAGAGTATCCAGATCATCGTGCGTTCAGCCAATGGCAAGAACGGCATACGCTTAGGAAACTCGACAAGAATCAGGTTACTTCGTTGTTATGGATGGCCACCGATCTAAAAACCGCGCGCGCAACTCTAGAGCAGACATCTTCTAAATCACTGGAACTGATCTATCGAAACAGGCAAAAATCCACCCCTCCGAATCCTCGGAAGGGTGGAGATTTACATATATCCGGGAGAACTAGGCGAGATCGGCGCGCAGGCCGACGAATACCCATCCCCACCGTCATGCGGGACGATCCGCCGCCACCATCGCTGTCCGCACCGCGCAAGCGTCTTAGCGATTTCGGATTGACCCCCGAACAGGTAGATCCCGACTTCAAGGGAACAGCGTTGGAGTTCGCAACCAAGTACGGGCACGTCAATCTGCACACCAAGGCCGAGATCGAGGACAACAAGCGGAAGGAAGCCTTGGCGGCATGGCTCGGGGCAATGGCCGACCACGAACGCACAGGCCGTGCTATGCTCGCGGCACTTGCTGCGGTGGAACCGGCAACGCTGCAGGAGTGGATGAGCAAGCCGAGCAAGGCTGAGAAGCTGCGGACATGGCACAACAGCGCGCAGATCACTTGCGAGGCAATTGGGAAACTCTGCGGGTAGTCCAACCCAAAGGGCGTCCTTTGGGTATCCTTTGGCCATGACCCCCACCGAACAGCAAATCCACGCCCTGCTCGAGCAAAAGCCGGGCCTCGTCAATTTCACGCCGACCTACCGCTGGCTGATCGAGGCCGTTGAGCTGATGCTGCGCCACCAGCTCGAGCTGCGCGAGGAATTGAGCGACCAGCAGCATAAGGATTTGTGCAGGGAGGTAACCAAGGAGGTGCTGGCGGCGCTGCAAAACCACTTGGTCATCCCGCTGAAATGACCTGGTGGGTTGTCCAGGCGGAATCCCGCACCGAGCATGCCGTGTGCGCCCTGCTCGCACGCGAAAAATACGAATGCTACTACCCGCGGATCAAGCACCGTGGCCGGATTGCTCCCCTGTTTCCGGGCTACATGTTCGTCCGCGCCACCGGGCAATGGTACCCAGTGCGCTGGACCAACCATGTCATCCGCGTGCTGTTTGCAGGCGACAAGCCGGCGCAGTTGCCAGACAAAATCGTGGATGAAATCCGCAAACGCCAGATCGGTGGATTTGTGAAACTACCCCCACCGACACGGCTCAAACGCGGCCAGCGCGTGCGCATCACCCGCGGTCATTTCGAAGGACACGTCGCCGTCTATGAGGGCATGACCGGCAAGGATCGGGAGCGCGTTCTGCTCGATTTGCTCGGCCAGAAAGTGTCAGTGGAGCTGCCTGATCGTGATCTGGAACCACTGATGAACCCACTAGGGATTGTGCGGTAAGGCGCAATCGTGTACAAAATACATCACCTCCTGGACATAATCGCCTGATACGCCACAGGATATCCCCATAAATAGGGGGTTTCTGCTGTGCAGCGCGTTTCCGATAACTCTACCAGGAGGCTATCGGAATGGCAGGACACCAGGCGCCTACATCCTAGCAGCAGGTGCCTGGTGCTCCCATGCCCAAGCTACGCACCCTGTCCCCATTGGTACGTACTACCAACACTGCCACCACACCACTACCCAACAAGTCTAAGGATGTAGTGTACACCACACCACAGTACGCAGCATGGCGTACTGTAGTAGTAGCCCGTGCTGGTGGTAGGTGTGAGGCAGTAGATAAGTACGGACATAGATGTACTAATGAACAACCGCATCATCGTATGTATGCTGACCACATAGTAGAACTTAAAGATAATGGTTCATTACTAGATATAAACAATGGCCAATGCCTTTGTGCTTCACATCATACAATGAAGACCATGGACGCTCGATATCGAAGGCATTCGATGCCAATCTCGGGGGGGTAGGCAAAAATTCAAAAATTTTGCCCGCTATACC